GATATAACAAGAGCAGAATACACTACTTATGTAGGACTTCTAACAGTAGAACAAAAAGATGAATTAGTAGGGCAGATGTATGCTCCAGACTGTTTTTTTAATCCTATAATGGATAATGCAGATAATTGGGTTATTAGTGTTGAGGAGATGGCTAATAACATAAATCCAAATTATATGTGGGTTAAAGATTTACCTTTAATACTATATGTACCTAAAGAAAATCCTTTTCCACCAATTAGTGAAAATTAGTAAATATGGGACAGTCAGCAGTAAAGAATCCTAGAAAAATATTCAGTCAAGCTGGGGCAGACCCTGCATTAAATAATCGTGTAACAAATTTAGAAAATAATGAATATAAAATCCTTTACTTCCAGACCATCAGTTCAGCAACAGGCACAATCACGAAACCCACAGGTGCGACAATACTTTTGGACCAATTTTATAGTGGTGGCGATGCTCTTGTTGAAACACTTAGTAATGGGCAACCAACTGGACAATCTCCGCTTACCATTGGTGGTACAGTGGTATCGGTTACTAGTTTTGATACTAGTGGGAATTATGTCCTTAGTGGTACTCCTTCCGCTTATCCTGTAGCATTAGTCTACATATTTAAAATTAAAGCTATTGATTTGCCTAATCTAAACATGACTAACATCATGCAAATGGATGCTAATGGTTATGTACCTTATGTAGGTGCAATAAGTGATGTTAATTTAGGCGAGTTTGGAATACAATTAGGTAATTTAGAGTTTGATAATACACCAACTAATATACCAACAACTGCTGGTAGTGTAGTTTGGAATGATACAGATGGAACTTTAGATTTAAAATTAAAAGGTGGCAATGTTACTTTACAAATCGGACAAGAGCAAGTATCAAGAGTAGTTAATAAAACAGCAACAAACATTACTTTATTAGAATCTAACTATCAAGCTGTACGAGTTACAGGGGCGCAAGGTCAAAGATTAAAAGTAGATTTAGCTTTAGCGACAAGTGATTTATTAAGTGCTGAAACAATTGGTTTAGTAACGGAAACAATAGCGAATAATCAAGAAGGATTTATTACTACAAGCGGATTAGTAAGAGGTATTAATACAACTGGTTCTTTACAAAGCGAAACTTGGGCGGATGGAGATATTTTATATTTAAGTCCAACAACTGCTGGTAATATTACAAATATAAAACCTATTGCACCAAATCATATAGTTATTATTGGTTATGTAGTACATGCTCATATAACTCAAGGAACTATATTTGTTAAAGTTGACAATGGTTATGAATTAAATGAACTTCATAATGTTTTAATAAATGGAGTAGCAAACAACGATGTATTAACATACGATAGTGCTACAAGTTTGTGGAAAAACAAGCAAAGTAATAGCTGGGTAGATATAACGGCAAGTTGTACAATAATTGGTTGGCTTTCTTATTCAATTAATAAAATAAAATCTGTAGATATGGGTTCATATTATATTGTAAACGGACAAGTAACAGGAATATCTAATAGTTCAAATACGCAAGTTGTACTTCCTTTTACAAATAATGGAGTGCAATTAGATGATTGTAGGTTTGCAATAAATAACGGTACAAATATTTTTGCTAGGTGTTTTGTTTGGGAAGGTAGCAATATCGTTGATTTTAGAGCAACTGCTGCTGGTGCTGTGTTTGCAAGTCTAGGAACAAAGGCTGTTTATTTTACAGTAATAATAGAAAAATAATTATGAAAGAAATTTATAAAGCATTAAAAGACTGTAAAATAGTATTAACTATTTCAAATAATTTAGATGTTAATAGTATTGTGAAAATTAATGATAATATTTTTGATGATGTTATTTTAGCCAAATCAGAAAACAATACAAGGGTATTAGAATTAGATTTAAAAAAAGATGATATTATTTTAGTTACAGATAGTGAATTAATTAATTATATTATTAACTAATGATATTAAAATTTCAGAATATAACCATAAAACAATATACGAATTAATAATTGCTTTAAAATAAAAGAACTTAAAAGACTATGAATGCCTCAGAATTAATATTTGGAATAAAAGACGTAGTAGCAATTATCATAGGATTAGGCTCTATAGTTAGTTTTGTTTATGTTATAAAATCAAGTTCAGAAAAAGCTAACATTAAAATATCTGAAGTTAATGATGAATTAGATGAATTTAAAAAAGTTGTAAATGAGAAGTTTTTACATTCTAAAAATACAAAAAAAGCAACAGTAGAATATATCATGGATACAGTAGAAAAAAAAGAGAATTTAATTTACAGTAAAATAACTGAAATAAAAAGTGAGCAAGAAGTAGCTCACAATAAGTTATGGAACAAGTTAGACACTGTAGAAAAGATGCAGCAAAACATTAGTAATAATTTAGCTGAACTAACAGGTTATTTAAAAGCCAAAAATATCTAGTTCAGAATACAAAAACTAATAACTGAAAGGATTAGAAAGAAAAGCATCCGCAAGTACGCGGTGATGCTTGTAAAACATTAATGTCAAAGAAAGAAGTTTAATATTAAAAAATTAGTAGCATGAATAGAACTTATAATCAAATAGAACAAGCTGTTAGATCACTTGGATATAAATGGTTTACAGCACCACATTCTTTAAATTATGTTTGGGAAAGAACTTCATTTGAAGCCACAAATAAATTTACTGATTATTTACATATTTGTTATCAAGGAAATCATGGAGATAAAGTGATATTAACAATTCCAGCAACAACAAAACCAGGATTAAAAGGTTCGTTATTAGAACCTACAACGGTTGAAGGCATTAAAGGAACAGCGGTTATAGAAAGTCCTCAGCAAGTATTAGGTGGATGGGAATTTAGGGATACTACAAAAGAATTTAGTTCATATCCTTATTTCAGACAAGTTGGTAAGGTTAATTATTGGAGAGATGGAAATAAAGACACTTTTATTGATAAAGTTCAAAGGCAAATAGCAAAGATATTTGGCACACATTGGCACAGAATGAGTCAAAATAATACTTATGGAAGTGGATTAGTTAATAATTGGAGTTTGGGATGTATGGGAAGTCCAGAGCCTGAATTTGAAAAGATATTACCTATTACAAGAATATCGTGTGGTATTTATGGGAATAAGGTTACTGGAACAATCATCGAATCTAAACATATAATTTAAAAAATTAAGATATGAAAAAGTATAAAGTATATTTCTCGGTATTTAATTTATTCGGGAATACCCAATCAGAGATTGTAAAATTACAGCAATACGCAAAAGGTATAGTAAGTGCCATTGCAGGAATGACATGGTATGAATCTAATGCTACTTATGCTATTTATGTAGGTATAGGAGGTGTTATATTAGATACGTTATTAGCTTGTTTATATTTAGAAGAAAAAAACTAATGGAAGTTTCGGTAGTTAAATATTGGTTAGGGGTAATAGGCAGAGGCATAGTAATATTACTTGCTTGTTTATTTGTATTTAGATATTGTGGCGGATGCGAGAATAAAATTGAAGTAGCTAAAACTGATAATAGTCAATACTTTGCTAAAATGAAGTCAGATAGTATGATAATTGTTAGTTTAATGCAAGAGAGGTATCAAGACAGCTTAAATACAATAGCTTCAAAACGCTCAGAAGACTCGATTAAGGTAATTGCTGATAAGAATGAGAAGTTATATAGAAGTTCATCTAAAAGAGTGAGAGAATTACTTGCTAGAGGTATTTGCGATACTATATTGATAAAGATTGCCATGAATGATTGCGATAGTACTATTAAATCAAAAAACAATTTACTTGCTCAGAAAGATTCTACTAATAAAAGTGTTAATGAAGAATTAAGTACAGTAAAAGAAGAGTTAGTTATAAGTAAAGGAATGGTTGTGACGGCGCAAACAATAATTAAAAATCAAGCAGAGGACTATAAAACTCTTGAAAAGGAGTCTAAAAAAGCTTTAAGAAAACAAAAGATTAAAACAATAGGCGCTATTATAGTTGCATCAATTACAGAAGTTTTAACTATATTTGCTTTGAAATAAATCTAGGGTCGCAATCTTGAATTTAATTACAACTAGCCTTACAGAAATGTGAGGCTTTTTTAATTCAACTTTGAGTTAAAAACAATTAATTATTTTCGTTACATTTGAGGTATAAATAAGTAGAATATGCCAACTAAAAAACAAATCATAGACGATATTTTAATTTTAGCTGAAAGATTTTCTCGCACTGATGAATCTAGGATTGATGAAGATTGGGTTGGATATAAAGTAGAGCAAGCAAGAGTTTCTGAAATTCTTAAAGAATACAACATTACTAAGGTTATTGACCAAAATTGGTTAGTGGACTTTGGTATTCACTCGTTAACTAAGGTAAATTTCTCTGATGATCCAAACGTAGACTTTTGCGCTTGTGATATTATGAAGGCTGAAATACCCGAAGTAATCAATTTAACTTACTTAGGAGACGGAAACTTAGATTTAGGGTTAAGGGTTATATCTGCTTGCGGAAAGACTACTTACACTTTCTATCCTATTGAAACGTGGAGAATGATACCTAAAGAACACGTTAGAAGTATGTTTCATTACTATCAAAGATTTGGTACTACTATTTATATTAATAAAATTGTACAAAACCTAAGATTTTTTGGAATACCTACTACCACAGAAGGATTAATGATTAAGAAAACATTACCTGTTATTAGTGGTGGAATTAAATCAGGTTACTCATATACGGTAAAAGGAACAACAGGATTAGTAATTTACAATGGAGTTAATTATTTACCTAATGATACGTTCACAGGAACGGCTACAGCTACTTTTACAGCTAGCGGAAACTCACAAGTATTCTATACTAACTATGAAGTAGAGATGACTGAGAATGACCCATATCCTGTATCGTCACACTTAGCTAGACAAATTGTAATATCTATCTTAACAACTGAGTTTCAAATAGAGAAACAGCAAGTGGTGGATGTTTTAAATGATTCGGCGGATGATGTAGTAACTAAATGAAGAAATTAGTAGATAAGAAGTTAGGAGAGTGGTCAACTCCAAGAGTACATGGATTGATTAAAAGGGACTTTAAAAGAAGATTTAAACAAAAGATAACTACAAAGGATATTAACGATATTTGGAGTAGTTACATAGAAGAAGAGATATTGAATAACTTAAAACTAGGAGCGATTATAAATTTAGATAGTCAAACTAAAATTTGGGTTAAAGCAACAAAGACAACGGATAGTAAAAGAATGATGTCGTTACTAGAAAAAGGATTAACGTATGTTGGAGGGCGAGTAACAAAAGCGAAGTTGAATTTAAGTAGTTCTAAGTATATTTACAAAATAGTATTAGAAACTAAGAGATACAAAAAGAACAAACAGATATTTTTTAAACCACATCAAGATTTAAGAGATGCTGTTACAGAAGGAATTAAAAAAGGAACATTAATAACAAGGCTAAAATGTCAATAAACAAACTAATATCAATAAACAATCCTATAATTAATGCGATGGATTTGGCGGCGGTTGACCACGCTAATCACAGACCGTTATTTATGACTTGGGCTTACCAAGCGGAAAAGGAAATAGGAAGTTACTATCAATACGAAAGACAATGGAAAGTTATTGATGTTTGCGGATGCACGGCACAATTACCTGATAATGCTATTAAGGTAGAAGGTGCTATCTTAGGAAGTCACGATGTTAATTGTGGAAGTATATTTGCTAGAACATTTAGTAATCCAATAGTTAACGCTTCATTATCTGCGGATAACACTTTCTTAATAGTTGATACAGGAGTATCTGAAACTACAAGTGGATGCGGAATAGTGCCATATCATTTTCAGAATAATAAAATGATATTTGATGTAGAATTGGATAATGATAAAGTAACTGTTCAATACATAGGATATAAGGTAGATTGTGATGGATTTATGGAGATAGGAGAAAATCACGTAGAAGCTATTACTCAATTCATATTGTATAATTGGTGTATGAGAAGAAAAGATACTAAAATGATGCAATGGCACTATACACAATGGGATAGACTATGCGCTCATTCAAGAGCTTTAGATGCAGAATTATCAGAAACAGATAGAGAAGAGATTGCAAGATTATACCATGACCCTTATTCAGGTCGTGGATTATGGGTAGGAATGAATATAAACAATACTTATGGCAGGTTCAGTTATTAATACATTTGACAAAGGGCTTCATCAAGATAGTTCTTTTATATTACAGCCTGACGGCACGTATCGAAACATGAAAAACGGTATGCTTATTTCTTATGACGGTAATCACTACACTGTAGAGATGACTAAAGGAAATAAGGTGTTACTTACTTTAACTCCAAGATATTTAAATACAGTTCTTGATTTAGATTTAGAGCCTATGCCAATAGGTTTTGTTTCTTTTATTGATAAGTTAGTAGTATTCTCAACAAATAGTGAAACCACAACAGGATATGGCGAGATAGGAGTTATTTCATTTGTAAGAAGTGGAATGGATTTTATAGGTACTTATGTGCCGTATTACCACCATATTAATTTAAACTTTACTAAAATACATAAGATTGAAGGATTTTCTTTTAGAGAGAATACAAATAATCAAAGAGTATATTGGACTGATAATTTTAATGAGCCTAGAGTATTTGATATTGCTAATCCTATTTTTACAAACTATATAGCTAGTGGTTCTTTAGTAGTAGGTACTCAATACATGGTATTACAAGGTTGTATTATTTACGATTCTGATGAGTATGGCCCAACTGACGAAAGTGGAACTATATTAAGTAATATATTTACTGCAACAACGGCAGGAGGAGCTACTTATGGAGTTTCTGACGGTACTCCTTTAGTAATTGAATACTATCCATTATCTTTATTAGATTGGTCTCCAAGTAGATTATTAGGTAATATTGAGTTTAAAGAATATGGTACAGGAGATAAGTATTGTGGAAGCCATATTTACTTTTACAGATTATCGAGTTCTTATGACGGCGTGGTAACTTCATGGAGCTATGCAAGCAATCCTATTCACGTAGGAATGAATAATTCATCTACCTTTATTACAGGAAATGCTTATAGAGATTTTGTAGGTAATGGAACCGCTACAACTCTTGAGAATAGTGGTAAGTCTGTAAAGTTAAATATAACAGATATTGATACTGATTTTGATACGATTGAGGTAGCTTGTGCTGAGTTTACACAAGTGGCGGATGTGCCTTATAGAATTATTATAACTAATAAAGAAGCGGTAACAGGAGCAACTATGTCTATTACTGACACGGGAGCTTCTAATTTAGGAACAGTAACCATTAGTGACTTGACTTTGTTTCCTGCAAGTATCTTAAAGTGTAAAACAATAAACACTAATAAGAACTACAGCACCATCGCTAACATAACAGAAAGAGAAGAGTTTGAATTAGATTTAAGTGGAGTAACTATTAATCAGTTTCAATATCCATTAGTATCTCATGGAGATTTGAATTTATGTTCTAATTGTAATGTTCCTGCTGATGTAAGTCCTCCATTAACAGGAAATCCTACATTAGCTGGACAAGTGTTGCCATACTCAAGATGGTTAGTTACGTTTGGCAATTTAACTACAGATACAGTTATATATGAAGGTGTATATTATGTTACTGGAGAGGTTATTGTTGGAGGTTCTATTTGGGCTATAATGTTATTTACAGGAACAGCATCAGTAAGACCATGTACAACTAAAAATAAATATACAGTTACTAATCCATCTTCTTCTGATGTAGGAAAAAGAAGAGAAGATGCTATACAATTAACAACAGGATTTTGGGATTACAAAGACCCTGCTGTAGCATCTCATAATAAAGGATATTGGAGTGGAGAAAAATATAGATTTGGAATTTTGTTTTTTGACTTAAAGGGTAATCCATTCTATGTAAAATATATAAAAGGAGATCCAACAACTTTTGACTACACTTTTGATACTATTCCTGATAAAGGAGGATTAATGACAAAAAGCGCCATATTTGGAACAACTCCTACTCAATACTCTTACGCATTAAATACATCTGGAATTAATGTAAGTGGATTAGATATACCTGAATCAATAATGAATCAAGTTAGTGGGTTTAGTATAGTAAGAGCAGAACGCGACCCGATTGTAATTACGCAAGGATTATTAATGCAAAGTGTATATAGTAATTTGCTTGGTTTTAATTCTGTTATGCCATTAGGTATATGCAGAACAGATTATAGTATTTTACCTATGTATGAAGTTGGAGATGGATACTATATTTACTCTGTATTATCGCCTGATATACAAACTGGATATTCTTTTCCTTCTGCGGTTAAAATTGGAGATAATTTAAAAGAAGCTTGTTGGTTAAATGGAAGTCAATTAAAAACAGATACTCAAAAAAGAGTAATGTTTACTAAATTATTTCAAATGCCTGTTGGAAGCTTTGGTACAGGAAAAGATGCTAGTTCTCCAAGAACTTTACCTCTTAAATCAATGAATGGAAATGCTGTTTATAATTTTGATGAAAATACTGGCGCTGGAGGTTTTTTAGGAACAAGTGTTGATTATAGAAATAGATATTCTAACGTAAATGAATTTCAAGTAACACTTAATTATGATTCTATTTGTGGCGTAACACCTTTTGACCCAGGCTTTGATATTTTATCTGTTGGGTGTAAAAAGCAAATAATTAAATCTCAATTTAATCACTTTGATGCTTTAACGGATTATAACGCTACTGCTAATACGTCTAACTATAACAAGATGTTAGCTAATTTTATAACAGATACAGACCCAGCTAATCAATACGGAGGAGCAAGCGAATCAGCTATAGCTAATACATTGTATATGTCTTGTGGTCACTTTCAACCTATTAACACACAAGTTAAAGCGGATACTTTAAACGGAACGTTTGCTTCAGGAATTTACGCAGGAGAAAATAAATATACTTTTAATGATATAGAGGTGTTCGGCGGAGATTGCTTTACAAATCTTATTGATTTAGGATATGGATTATGGGATGAAGCATTTGAAACTAGCGACAATGCTATGTCTTATGCTTTATGGTTTCCATGTGAGGGTAATGTAAACTATAATTTAAGAAGAGGGCAAAAGGTATCAAATAAGAATATGTATCCTTCTTCGGGAGCTACAGGCATAGGATGGTTTGATTCATCTTTGTCTCCTACGACACAATTAGAATCTTATAATTATAACAAAGCATATACTACCGATGGTAATTTTATTAAATATCCGTCACTACCACTTAATTATAAGTTTACAGGAGAATTTGATTACAGAATTAGATGGAGTAAATACAAAACGCCTGGTGAATTAATAGATTCATTCCGTGTATTTAGAATACCTGATTACAGAGATTTAGATGGACAGCGTGGACAAATTAATAATCTTAAAGCAAGAGATTCTAAACTATTCTATTGGCAAGACCACTCAGTAGGTTACACGCCGATATTAGAACGTCAATTAGTCGGAGGAAGTGCTTTAGGAGATGCTACTGCATTAGGTGTGACAGGAGTTATTGATAGATATGATGATATAGATACTAACTTTGGAAATCAACACCAACACGGACTAACAGAAACAGAATATGGTTTTGCGTGGTTTGATATGCGTAGAAGAGCATTTATGGTAATGGGTATTGGAAGTAAGCCTGAAGAAATGTCTATGGTTAAAGGATTGCAAGTATTCTTTAATAATGAATTTAATGAAGGTAATGTATTGTTTCCTGCTGTTACATCTACTATTTATAATACAAATAATTTAGATATACCTGAAATTCCTTTAATGGGATATGGTATAGTGGGAGTTTACGACCCTACATTTAAAATGACTTACTTAACTTTTAAATACACTAAAACAGATACGGAACCAGTAAAAAAAATTACATTTGTAAACAGAGATTTTACTTTAGGATACAATCATGTTTTAAATGCTTTTGTAGCATTTACTGATAATTGTCCTGCAATATGGCATAATCATAATGATTTAGTAGTGTCGGCAAATAATCCTAAGAATACTAAAGCTTATAATGCAGATATGCCATCTACTTCATTTGTAATTGGAGATACAGTATTAGTTAAAAATGTAGAGTATATTTGTGTTAAGGATGTAACTATAGCTTCATATCCAGGCACAACTACAAATGGAGGTACTAGTCCTTTAGCGTTAGGTTCAACTGGCGGAGCAAATGATTTTTGGTTAGCTATTAATAAAACTAATGAGATTTATTTACAAAACTTTGGAGCTGACTTATGTAAGTTCTATGGTAAGGTATGGGATTTTGAGCAAGAGGTTGTTGTTAATTTCAAGACTGACATGGCGGTAACCCCACAAAATATGCAGGTAAAGACTATTGGACCGAACTCTACAAGTGTTTATTTTGATACAGAAAATCAGGCTTCAAGTGATTTAAATATATCTTCTACTAATAGAAATTATAGATTCATAGATGGCGCATGGTTCTTTTCAGTCGCATTAGATAGATTAAGAGGAAGATTAACTGACTACTATGTTAGGGTAAAATTTGTACATAAAAACTATGTTACTAATCCTACTACTGCTAAAAATGTACAGAAGGTAACTCAATGGTTAAAAACAATGTTTGTAAGTAAAAGATAACTCAAAGTTGAATTATTTTGTAACCTTTTATGGATAACTACCGTACAAGTACTTTATAAACCAATTAATATTAGAAATTATGGAAGCTATTAAATCTCGTAGAACAAACATTTTAGTTTTATTATTATCATTTGGATTCTTATTATTAAGCAGTTGTGCTTTTGGGCAATCTATGGAGATAGAAAGATATTCTAGTTATAATTCTTACTACAAGAAAAGTATCATTACAAAATATCCTTCTTATAATTTAGAGTTTGTTGACGGAAAAGATACTACTTATTTTTCTGTTTTCTCTGACAGTATCCGCGCTGGCCATTATGGAGTTAGATTGTATGCTTATTTCTCTAAGACTACAGATTTAAACAACTCTATTATAAAAATAGGATTTGAAGATGGTAGTGAAGATTATATTGCTGCATTTGAAATAGATCATAAGTTGAGTTATGTTGAATATGCTATTCCTCAAAACGTGTTTAATAAATTATTTAGATTTAAAGTTGTTTCAGTTCAATTTAATTACAGAGATAAGATTAATAAAATAGAAGATTCTTTATATTTCTTTGCTTTTTTAAGTCGAGCAGCTCGTTAGAAGTATTATTAAAATATGTATTTTTGTTTGTATAAAACATAAATACCATGCCTGAAGATAAAGGAAAAAGTGTTAAAGCACCTAAAAGTAAATCTAATGATGATTTTGCTCCTCAATTAGTTAAAAGCAAATCTGAAATACCAAAAAACGCTGTACTTAAAATTGATTCTGACGGCGGAGAGTATTGGGAAGTTGAGACTAAGCATGAAGAGACTAAAAAAAAGATGTATCCGCCTTATAGCGGAAAAAAAAGCACAGGTACTCCAAGAAAAAAAGACCCTGAAAAGTCTTCTACATTTGGGTCAACTGTACAACGATATAAATTACCGCCTCCAGAAGTAATACCTCCTAAGCAAACAGGTTTGTATGGAAGTGTTAGTACTTACGAAAATATAGATCCAGCAAAACAATGGGGAGCTAATTATGGAATAACAACTGTTGAAACTCCTGATGCAGAAGGAAGATATACCAACACATCAAGGAAATATAATATTGACAAAGAAGGTAGAGAAGTTACTTACGATGAAGCTAATCCATTAAAAAACTTTAAAGATGGTAAATTTGTACCAACTTATACAGGAAGAACTATTGATGATATACGAAAAGAATATACTACTCAACAAATAGAAACTCCTGCAATGAGTGGAGTAGATAAAGCTAACCCTAATTACAAAGGAAGTTTAATGATGCCTGGAACTAAAGCTACAAGAATAGCTGGCGGAGGCGGTGGAGAATTTAACCAAAGAAATATCGCAGATGTTCCGAATGCTTTATCTACTGCTCCTGTTGGATATATTGAACAAAAATACGATACTCAAGGAAATCCTATTGTTACTCCAAATGTAGGAGTTCAAATGAATACAAAGAATATAACTCCTTTAAGAAAAGGAGAAATGGAAGTAGGTAGAATGTACAATATAGATAATCCTATTGAGATTAAAGGTAAGTTTGCTAAAGGTGGTATTGTAAGTAAGATTAAAGGATATTATGATGGAGGTCCTGTCTATAATCCTAATATGAATATTGATGGAACCTATGGGGATTCAAACAGTTCTTATAAACCAATAGATACATTTGGAAGTGGCGTAGTTGGAATGAATGATCAATATACTGCTCAAAACAATATGCAAGCTAAAAAGGCTATAGATGAAAATAAAAAGAAAGCTAATCAACAAAAAGTTAGAAATGTAGCCAATGGAATAGGAGAAGGAATGGGAGGTATAGGCTCAGCTTATTACAATTCACAACCTGCACAAAATGAAGGAGAATCTGCAAGAAACGCAGGATTAGCAGCCGCATCTCAAATGGGACCAATAGGAGGAATGATTGGTGGAATAGCTGCAATAGGAGATAAGATAGGAAAACCTATTAAGGCTAGAAAAGAATCAATGAATGCAGAAGGAAAACTTAATAACGAATCTGATGCTAGAACAACAGCTATCGGAGCAAGTTTTTTAAGTCCAAGTAAAGCCTTAGCTACAAGAAGTTCTTATGCTGGAGGATGGACTGATGTATCAGGAAAAGGATATACTAAGTCATTAGAAGATAAAGCTCAGAAACAACTTCAAGAAGTAAAAGATGCTAACACTGCATCTAAACAACAACAAGCAATATTAGCTAGAAATAACCAAGAAGAAAATCCTACAATAACTAATCCTTATAATTTAAGCGGAGTTACATTTGATGAGAATCAAAACATGATATTGGCTGATGGACAACAATTCGATAAGAATCGTCCTATGATGAATAGAGGTGGTGTAGTTGGTAAAATAAAAAATATGTATGCTGACGGCGGAGATATTAAAGGTAAAGGAACTGCTAAATCAGACAGTATAATGGCTGAAGTAAAAGAAGGCTCATTTGTAGTGCCTGCCGAGAATGCAGAACTAGCAAAAGGTATTCGTAAACTATATTTAAAAGCTCCTAATAAGAAAGCTAATCTTAAACAAGAAGAAGGAGAAGCGGTAAAACTATCTAATGGAGAACATTTGTTTACTCCTGAAGAGAATGAATACTTAGAATCTATTGGTATTGAATTAGAAGATTTAGCTCCTAACTCAGAAAATAATAGTGAAGAAATGAAAATGGGCGGATATGTAGTTCAAAGGTCAGGTGATAGAGAAGGTAAAACTCATAAAGTAACAGGACCAGATGGAACTGTAAAATACTTTGGAGACCCTAACTTAGGACAACATCCTAAAGACATTGAAAGAAAAAAAGCTTTCTACGCAAGACATAAAGAGAACTTAGATAACAATCCTCATTTCAGAGCTTATGCAAGAACAACATGGGCAGAAGGAGGTGAGATTATGGCTCCTAAGATGAAAGGATATGCTTTAGGCGGAGACGTTGATAATAATGATGAGATTGTGGCTAACGCTAAAAAAGTTATGGATGCTAAAAAAGAAGTGTCTAAATTAGAAAAAGAGCTAAATGATTTTAAAAAAGACAGAAAGGTTACAGACAATCATGAATCTACTAAGAAGCTAAATGATAAAATAGAAAATGATAAATTAGGATACTTAAATAAGGCTAAAGGCGTTTTAAAAGATAAAGTATCGCTTTATGAAAGTGCTAAGACTAGACCTAAGTTAGAAGTTTTTAATCCAAAAGAAAATAAGCCTTACAAAGATAATGTTGTTAATAAAACGACTAAGCAAGTTGAAAATGAAGAAAAAGCTCTTGTTCAAAGAAAAAAAGACCTTCTTAAAGAATATGCCGATATTAAAAAAGACGCTGATTCTGGGAATATAATAGCTAAGATTAATCTTCAGAAAAAAACTATTGACATAGGTAAAGAGATAGCTAATGTTAATAAATTACTTAATGAAAACAAAAAAACAAAAGCGGTTGAAGATAGTAAATCAACGGAATCGCCTACGACTGAAGTTAAACAAGATGTCGCAGAAGTTAAGGCTGCGACAAATAAAGTAGCTCCTAAAGCGGAAACTAAGCCAAGTGTAGTTACTGAAAATATACCTACAGCTAAACCATCTTTAAAAGCACCTAAAGTAAAGGCTTCTAAAGTAACAGTAGATAATTTACCTACTAAGGATTTGTCTTTACAAGGATTAAAACAAGATGCTGAATTAAAGACTGCTAATCAAGCTGCTATGCAAGAGGCTTCTATTGCTAATGCACCAACAAGACAAGCTGTTATAAACGATGCTAATGTAGTAAATAATGAAAATTATTTAGCGTCAAAACCTAAATCTAAAAACGCTTGGGCGGATAAATTAAGTAATATTGACCCAACTGCATTCGTAGGAATAGGACAATCTGCATTAGGATTAAATATGCTAGGCAAAGAGAAACGTCCTATTGATAAAGCTGTAATAGACCCAACTTATAATGCTGCTGTTAACCGCGCTCAACAAGATGCTTTATTCGGATTAACTCCTGAGCAAAGATTCATGGCAGAGCAAGATATACAAGGCGGATTAAACGATGCTAAATTTGCAGGGTTAAATGCTAGCGCATCTGATTCATTTAATCGTAACAGAGCTGCTATTAACGATGCTTGGAAGAATAAATTAGGCTTAAAACAAGCTGACTCTGAGATGAGAATGAATAAGCAAAAATATGCTGATGTAATGGCGGCTGATAGAGCAACTATATTAGCAGCTAATAGAAGACAAGCTTATAACGATGCTATGAATACCTTTCAGCAAAAACAACAAGCAGGAAGTGAATTAATAGGCGCAGGATTAGCTAATACTATTGGAGCATATAGATTTAGACAAGACCAACAAGCTAGATTAAAAGCAGACGAGGCTAGAGGATATAGTTTAAATAATTATACCCCTACAACGTAACCTTTTAAAATAACTTACGTTAAACAAGTATTAATAATGATGATTAAAATAATCAACGAATGAATTAAAAGTAGGAGTAGAAATATTCCTATTTTTTGTTTATAATGAGTTATAAAATTTTATATCTTTAACAACAAATATTTTACACATGGAATGGGGAACAGCCAAAGGACTCGCAGTAGATTTAGGATACGACCAACGTATTGCTGATGCTAGGTATCAAGACCAACAAATGAAACGCGCTCAAGCCGAGAATACGGCTGAGTTAAAGGCATTTGAGGATGACTTAGATTACATGAATGCTGCCAACTCTTATGACTATAATTTAATTAAAGGAGAGGCGGATAAAACCATTCGTGAGATAGGAACTATTATTAGAGATAATCCTGACTTTAGATATAATCCTAATGTAAGAAGACAAATTAATGAGAAGAAGAAATACCTTAAATCTAATCAAAACGTTATTAGAGGAATGGCATCAGATGAGTCTTTTAAAAGATTAAATGATGATTTAGCTAAAGTAGCAAAGAATCCTAATCAATACGATGCAGGAGCTTACCAAGAGTTATTAGCTAAGAAACAAAACTATCTAAAGTATGGACATCAAGACGGACAAGAGGCTGCTGCTACTTTTGGTCCACAAGCATTCGTTTATGATAAACCTGAAGATTTTATTGATTTACCGACTACTGCAATAGAAGTAGGTAATAAATATCGTTCTGATAAATATCAACAAGATGGAAATGGTGGATACCATCAATTAGTGGATGATGCTACTTTGCGTCCACTAGCAGTTAATTTATATAATCAAAGAAAGAGACAATTCCAAGTTCAAAATGGAGTTAAGACTGACGAAGAAGGAATACAAGCTGCTGCTGAGATGATAAGAGCAGGTATTAAACTAGAGCGTAAATTTGGAGAACCTAATCATGCTTTGATAGCTGCTCAATGGAAACGTAAAATGGACATGGAAGATGCTAAAGGAGGTTCAGGAAGACCTATTGATACATATAATAAAATGATTAGAGATTCAGGATCTTCTTATCCTGGAGCTGAAAATTTAACTAAAATGATTGGAGTTAAACCTACTGTTAAAATTTATGACGCTGATGGAAATTATATAAAAGACGAGAGTGGACGTGAGTTTATTCCTATAGGAAGTTATGTAAGAGCTAATGGTGTAGTTAGAGTAAAGCCATATAAAACAAAAGATGGTAGAATTAGTGAATATGCTAAAGGTTCAAATAAAGGAATTGGAGTTATACACGGTTACTCTGTTTATTCTAAAAAAGAAATGGATGAATTAGGATGGCTAGATGAGCCTTCTATGAAAAAGAATATTGAAGTTTCTTATGAAAGCGGTAAAGATAAAGAGCCTGTTTATAAGTTAAAAACACAACACGTATTTGACCCTGAGAAAAATCAAGCTTATGCTTTTAAATTAAATAATGCGGTAGGTGAAACTTCTAAACAAATAGGAGAGATGGGTGATGTTGAAAATATCCCAACAAGAGAAATAGAGTACGATAATCAAGGTAATATGTTTGACGCTCAAACAAAACAATATTTAGGTAAATCAAGATAATATGCCAGATCCAATATACAATCCAAACAACATAGTTCGTAAAGAAAAAGTTAATTCTAATTCTGATATTCCTGAATACAATCCTAATAATATTGTAAAGAAGGAAGTTGTAGATACTAGAACTTTTGACAGGGATAGTAATGTAGAGTTACCTAAATATACAACTCCTCAAGATTTAGAGATAGATAGTACATTAAATTTTATCCAAGAAAATTCTCTTCGGACTATGCGTGATGATGAAAAGGATATATTGAAAAATATGATGAAAAATCCTTTGACTTCTAAGGAGGAATTATCAGATGCTATAGTGACTCTACAAGGTAAAAAAGCAAAACAAATAGATAATAGTTGGACAACACCTGATTACTACATGAAACGTGATGAAAATAGTGGTAATTATAAACCTATTGCTTTAGAGCAAGGAGAGAAAATACCTGTTGGATACCACGCTGCTAGTATTTGGGGAACTAAAGAATCTGCTAAAGATGATAATGCTTGGCAAGATATAGGAAAGAGTTTAGCTAATGGAGTATTTGGATTAATGGGTGGAGTTGTTGACGTTGCTCAATCAGGATATGAGTTAGTAACAGGAGATGAATCTGAAACTTTAAGAAGCGGAAAAAATGCAATAGAAGGATTAAAATTTGAAAAAGATGCTGATTTAGATAGACCTGTTTATAACATGGAAGGTATAACTAAATGGGCTGACTTATTAGATAAAGATAGATTTGATTTTAGTCCACAAGCTTTATGGGGTACATTTAATTCAACAGCCGAATCATTCACAGAATTTGGATTAGGTTCATTAACAGGAGCTACATGGTTAAAAGGAGCTAAGGCTTTAAAGTATGGTTACAAAGGAATAGATAAGGCTTTAGATTTAGGTAAAGCAGGGAAATTAGGAGCTATATTTACAGGAAGTTTCTTCACTAATATCGGAGAAACTAGAGATGCTGCTGAGGAGGCTGGGTTAGAAGGTAGAGATAAGGGTGCTGTTTCATTAGGAATTGCTACTGTAAAATCTGCTATTGACGCTGCTTTTGGTTTAGAAGGTAAGATTATGTCTAACGCTTTTAAATCAGGAGAGAGAGAGGTTCTTAAAAACATAATTAAAAAAGCTGAAACTGATGCTACAACAGGTTTACTTACTAAAAATGGATTTAAGCAAGTGATGAAAGATTTTAGTACTGAGTATTCTACTTTAGCAAAGGTTGGATTAAAAAGTGGACAAGTAGTAAAAGATATGTTTGAAGAAGGTAGTAATGAAGTTGCTACTGATTTTGCTCAAAAAGCAGGTGAACAATTATGGGATAAATTAACTCCTGATGAGAGAGGACAATTTGGAACAGATGCCTTTGATGCTAAATCATTTGGTAGTTATGTTAATAGTTTTACCCAAGGAGCTATTAGTGGAGGAATGATGTCTATCCCATCTCAAGTATTAAAAAACAACCATGATAGACAATCTGTTAATGCTTACCAAAGAGTTAAGGAAGGTCCAGAAGCGGTTAATGCCTTAAGAACTGACTTAAATAATGCTTTAGATAAAGGAGAGATAACTACGCCAGAATACGAGCAGGCTAACTTTAAAATAGATGCTTATAGCAAGTATAACGAAGAAACTAAAGATGTTAATTTAAAGCCAGAGGATGAGAAAAAAGCATTTGAATTATCATTCCAAATACAAGGGCTTAAAACTGAGATACCAACTAATGAGAATGAAATCTCTAAACTTGATCCGATTGCTAGAGCAAAGGTTGAGAGTAAACAGAAACAAGCTAAAGAACTTCAATCTGAATTAAATGATATTATCCGCCAAGGAGAAATCAAAGGTGAACCAATAGTTCCTAAAAAGGAAGAAGAGCGTATTAAAAAAGAAAAAGAGAAGGAGATTAAGGTAGAAGAAACTAACTCAAAGTTGAGTCAAGAAAAGGAAGTTGAAAAAGCTAAAACAAGACAGCCCGATATTGAAGGTTTAGGTCAAGAAAAAGTAATTACATATCCTAAACTTGAAAATAAACCTTATTGGAAAGACGACAAAAGAACTTATGAAGAAATAGATACAGAAGAATTTAATAATCCTTCTACTGATGCGCGGACTATTCATAGAGTAGTTCGTAAAGAAGCTTATAATAAACCTAACAGAAAACTATTCGGAAACTTAACTAAGAGATTATATTCTTATGTTAATGATAAAGGAGATAGAATGAAGGGTGATGTTATAGAAGTTACTATGGAAGATGGTAAGAAAATACGTGTAGCCTCTTCTAAGCAAGAATTTAAAGATGAGAATGATAAGACGGTAAGATGGGATGATATTTTTAGAAGACACTTTAGAAGTGAAAGAACGCAAGGAAATGAAGAGGGATTACCTGTAGGTATCCGCGCAGTTGACTTAAACAATCCGTTAAATGAAGATAAAGGACCTAATTACAAGCCTGGCAAAATAGCTTTAAAAGTATTTGATGCTAGAACAGGCAAGTTTTTATCATGGGCTAAAGAAACTAAATTAGGTAGCGCAGAGTCTTTAGATAAAGCAGGCAATGAATTATATACAGCAGAGCAAAAGGATTTACTTAAAACCTTAGAGCAACAGATGTATAACGAAAATCCTGAAGGCGGTGATGTTATAGAAAGACTTACTAAACCTAAACCTAAACCAACTCCTACAGAGAAAGCTAAAGAAGCTACTAATAAGATAGTTGAAGAAGCAAAGGCTAAAGTAAAAGAACAAAAAGCGTCAGTTCCATTAACTATTACAAAAGCAGTAAGACAACAATTATTTGACTTAGGATATAGTAAGGTTAATGTGGATAACATGAAGCCTGAAAGAGCATTAGAAATTATTAATAAACAAGAAACTAATAAGAAAGAAGTTAGTTCAGAAAAGGAATCTACTAAAAAAGAACCTACTACTAAAAAAGATAGTTCAAGTCTTAGAAGAAAAATAAAAGGTTATAATCAATTAAGTAGTGATGAAAAGAAATCTGAATTTGGAGTTAATCTTAGAAAAGAAATTCAAAAAGAAGTTGAGGAGTTTGGCGGTTCACTTAAACCTTTACTTAAAGGTAAAATACAATTACTAGATAGCGAAGGTAAGCAAGTAAAGAAAGCTCCTGTAAAAAGAGAACAATCTGTTATAGATGCTGAAAAAGCTATTGCTAAGAAAAGAAAAGATGCTTTAAATACTACTCCAACTTCAATACCTCAGTACCTTGCTATGGTTATAGGTTCTAAAGGTCAATTTGCAGAAAGTGTGACTATAAATATTCCTGACGTTCCTTCTATGATGAAGGATTTTAAAACAGGGTATAATTTAGAGTCTTTATTGCAAGGTTATAAAAACAGAGCTAACTTAAATGATGAATCTGTTGATGAATCTTATTTCAACTTAGAAGCTATGAACTTCTTAAAAGAATATTTAACAGAAGGAGGCAGAGATTTAGCTATTGATTATGCTGTTGAAGCTTACGAAAGAGAAATTAACGATGGATATACTGATAAAGAGATTAAGGAATTAGAAGCTTATGTTAAAGAGAATAATATAAAAGAATCTGATTTTGAAAAGGATAAGGAACTATCCCAGAATGTAAATGCGGAAGAATATATACAAATAACAGAAAAAATAGAAAACACAAATGAAAACGAAAGAAACGAACAACTCGCAAAAGAAATCTCAGCCGATTACTTCGGAGATGAGGGTGAAATTAACGATGTCTTTATTAAAACTGAGAGCAAAAAAAGTGGAGAAGAAGATATAGTTAGAGGTGAGTATGGACCTGACCAATTCCAAAAAGTATCTCAACGTAAAGGGGATATTACTAAGGTAAGGGATAAAATAGCTGCATCATTCCCTAAAATTAATGTAGAAGTAAATGCAGGTAAATTTGACGAGAGTCAGTCTACGGTTGCAGGTAAGGTATCGGCAGACGGTAAAAATATTTACTTAAATCCTAATTACGCAGGATTAGATACCGTTATACATGAAGCAGGACACGTTTTAATTGATGCTATGGGATATAACAATAAAGTTATACAAGCAGCCGTAAAACAACTAAGAACAACTCCTTTATATGCAGAAACAAAAGAACGTTACAAAGAATTAAGTGAACAAGAATTAGATAAAGAAGTATTAGCAGAAGCAATCGGAAGAGAAGGCGCTGACATCTTTGATAAAGTTGAAGATAGAAGTAAGTTTAAAGCTTACTTAGACTACATATTTGATTGGTTAAAACAGAAGTTAGGTATGGATAAAAACGTAGCTAAGAGTCTTGCTAAACAGATAATCGGAGGTGTTAAAACTAAGAACCTAGAAGGAGTTGCTACAGGGAAAGAACAATTACAAAAGACTGATAAAGAAAAGAAAAAACCATTCGCAGCGCAAGCATTAAAGTATAATCAATATGCTATGGAAGAAGGCTTTGATGCTCAGAAAGAATTTGATAAATACGAGCAAGCTACTGTAGAATTAAGAGAGGTAAAAGAAGATGAGAAATTAGCTACAATAGCCGCCGATGAAGCTGTTACTGATGAAGAAATTAAGGCTGCTGATGCTGAGTTAGAGAAACAAAGAGCTTTATTAAAAGAAGCTAGTAAAGAGTTTGCTATCAAAGCTAAAAGATACTTAGGATACTTGAAGTATAAAAAAGACTTTAGAGCAGTACAAGCTATCTTAGAAGATGATAACTTAGATGAATACAATATTGAAGAACTTAATGATTTAATTACTAAGCTATTCGCATTTAATGATAGAGCTGCTAAATCTGTAAAAGAAAGAGCGTATCAAAGACTTGGACATCTAGTTACTGTTAAGCAAAACGAGATACATAAAGATAACGAAGGCTTTATAGAGGCTTTAGGTAAGACAAGTGATATTAGTCCATTGCAAAGTAAGATATTACACTACTCTCAATTCTCTGAAAAGAACGCTGATATGCAAGCTTTAGCATTAGCAAACGGTAAAGCTATCATTGACAAGATAACTGAAGCTAATTCATTAAAAGATACTCATGCTAAACTTGGATTAAAAGTAATTCAAGAAGAGAATAAGAGATTAGGTATTGTAGGTAAAGCCGCCAATAGATTTAGTTCTGACTCAAGTAAGTACTTCGAGTGGATGATTAACGAAAAAGGTGATTACTTAACAATAGACGAAGCAAAAGCTAAAGGATTATCTAAGGCTAAACTTGACTACTTAGACTTCCATAGAGAAACAGTTGCAGGATATAGAGAATCTATGTCTTCAAATGACTATGAGAATGTTAAGATGGGTGCTATTAGAGTTGATAAGAACTTTAGAGAGGCTTATAAGTCAGAAGGTTTAATCCCTGCTTTTAGTTATTACTTAGGCGGCGGAGCAACTAATTTAGGTAGAGTAAGAATCTTACATAATGGTAAAGTAATGTCTTATTCTGAAATAGAAAAAGAGATTATCGCTGGCGTTGATAAGAAAAACATTAAGAGTATAGCAAAGGCTTTATACAATTTACTTGTAGCTAACATTAAAGCTAGATACCAATTAAAGAAAGGTCAAAACATTGATGAGAAAGATAATCCTTTAGAATTAAAGGGAGATTCTGAGTATTCATTAAACGAGAAAGGTCAATTAGTAAGTAAGTTTGATAAGCCAAGAGCTGCGGATAGAGGTTACTCAAAAGACTTCTATAAAGCTATGAATCAATTTATAGATGAGTCAGCACACGTTAAGCATATTAGTAAGATTATGCCATTAGTGGAGGCTATAGAGTATCTTAATAAGAATGGCTATATGGAAGAGGGATATGTTCCTAAAAAGAATGTATCTAAGTGGATTAACGATTGGAAAGCTTTACAGATTTTCAAAGAACCATACGTGAACGATCCTGTTATTGACGCTGCTATTAAATCTTTAAGAAAATTAGTAGCAAGTACAACTATGTGGTTTAATATTCCTGCTAATACTATTAACGTATTTGTAGGTAACTACAATAATTGGAGAGCCGAGAATGCTGAAACATTAGCTAGAGGTAATGCTAGATTATTTGGAGGTAAGGGAAGTAGAAAAGAAATAGGTATTGTTAATGATTATGCTTTAGCTATTATTAAGAAGTATAACTTAGTAAACCAAGACTTTGACTCACATCCTGTAATTAAAGCAGGTAGTGTATTTTCTAAGTTAGCAACGTGGGGTACTCAAGTAGGTGAATATCAAATACAAGGTTCATTAGGATTAGGATTACTTAGTCAAGAAGAGTTTGATAGCTTTGAGTTTACTAAAGACAAGTATGGTAACGATGTATTAACTGTTAAACCTAACGGAAAATATACTGAAGATGAGATTAAGTCTAAAATGACTCAAATTAAGAATAGAGTTACAGACATACAAGGTAAATATCCTGACGAGGACCGCCGTAATATTATGCGCGGAGAGTTTGGTAAGGCTTTATTCCAATTTAAAGTATGGATGCCAGATTGGTTCAAAGAAAGATTCTCTGCTAGATACTTTAATGCTTATGGCCAAGAGAAAGAAGGTTCTTATACTAAGATGTTAAGAGTAGGAATTAAAGAAATGGCTACCGATTTAAAGAAAGGTGATATTAAAAAAGCTTTAACTAATCCTGCTTTTGTTCAAAACTTAAAAGGAATGGCTACTATCGGCGCTTTATTAGCTCTTAAACACGGAGGAGATGACGATGATGATAAGAAAAAAGGTGGATTAAATTGGGATAGCGCATTAAGTCAAGTGTTATTTATTTTTGATTTAGAACAAGATAAGTATATGGTAAGTAACCCTGCTGCTGTTTTAGGTAAGATTAAAGATATGTTAAATGCTTTTAAAGCACTTGTAGGATTTGAGGAAGATGCTTGGCAGAAAACTAAGAGAATTTTACCAGGAGGTAAGGCTGTAACATTTGTTGAAAATCAAATAAAATAATCTATATATTTACAGTATAAAAGTAATAAAATGGCAATAGAAAGAATAGATTTAACAGGTTGTATCGAAATAGAGAAAGGTTGCACGCAGCTTTTGTTCTCAGACATAACTGGATTTCTTGTTACATTATGTAATGATGAGTATAATGAGTTTGGATATGGATTAACAGATGGAGCAGCATTAGACGATGTTACTTCCGCGCAATTAAACGTCTATTATCCTTCGATGACTACTCCTATTACTTTTGATTTCACTATTTCTAGTCACGTTATTAAAGAATGTTTATTCACTGATTTAAACGGAACAGTAACAGATATTACTGCTTTATTAGAATCTACAGTATTCCCTTTGACTAACTTTGATGTTACTTTAGCTGCTTATGGAGTTACTTTACCTGAAATGGCTGATGGTATCTTTAAATGGGATTACACTATCAGTGGATTGATTGGAGAATTACCTTTCTCTTATACTACTTCAGATGAAGCTTTGTCTAGTTGTTCAGTAAATTGTTGCATAGAGAATAAATATGTAGAAATGGACTTATCTTGCGGATGCTTTGACGATAAATTAAAAAACTTAATTCTATCAGAAGTATTATTACAAGGCGCTAAATACGCCATGAATGTAGGACAAGATAGTAAAGCTCAAGGTATGTTAGATAAGGCTGCTGAGATTTGTGATAGTAATTGTACAGATTGTTAAAAATTAAAAATATTAAATATGTGTAAATGTTCAGGTAAATGTGGTTGTAATATCACATCAACAACAAAAGGAGAAAAAGGTGATTCTGGAAACACGAGTGTGTTAACTACTAAAGTAACATTGACGACAGCTCAAATATTAGCTTTATTTACTACCCCTATACAATTAGTGGCTGCTCCTGGCGTAAATTTAGCTATACAAGTAATAAAAAGTTCTGCTAGAATTAATTATAATACTGTTCCTTATGCTACAAATTTAGTGTTAGGTATAGGCTCTCCAACAGCATCAGTTAGTCAAGAAACTATTACTGGCTTATTAGGAGCATCTATTACAAAAATACAAAATGGGTTAGCTATTGGTTCTACGGCATCTGAGACTCAATTAATATCTAATGCAGCAGTTAATGTAAGTGCGCTTGTTGGAAATCCTACGGCAGGAAATAGCTCAGTAGACATTTATTTAACTTATAGGATTATAGCTTTATAATGGATATTCAAACTAATCATAGAGTAACTTTACTTAATGCAAAGTGTAATTACGTTTGCGCTGTAGATATTTTACAAAAAAAAATGTCTTATGGAGAGGATGTATCATGTTGTATTAATAAACTTTACTTGGCTCAAAAACTTATAGGAAGACTTGAGTGTTTTTGTTTTGAAACTCCTGTATATGACAATGCCGTGTCAGCAGAGTTTACTTTTACTGTAGCTAATAATGATTACTTAACAGGAACCGTATTACAATTAATAGTTGATGGTGTTCAAGTATCATCTGTTACAACTCCAGATGGGATATCTAAACCTACAGCGTGGTCACAAATATTAAATGACTTAGACTATGATTATGTATTAGTAAATAATGGCGACAGTAGTACATTTACTTTAATCATGCCTTGTGACACTAAAAATATTACAGCATCAATAACTAAATCAGAAATAACTAATACATTTATTTTAACCAATACTGTTGTAGGAGTATGTGAAGTAACTACACCTCCTTGCTATAACTGTATAGATAACTCTGATTTACCTAAAATGTATGAAGTATTACATAAACTATTACAATGATTTTTACAATAGCTCAGATAAATGCTATATGGCAAGATAAAACTGCCACATTAGATAAAATTTATCTTTGTGATGATAATTATATGTATAAGGGTGTGAGTAACGGAGCTTTAACAAGGATTCTTACTGGCAACTTAGATAATTACAAGGCTGAGTTAAGAAAGCAACAGTTGGCTGCTGAGCAAGAGGAATATCAACAACAATTAACTGTAGAGTCATTAGTTAGTCAAGTATCAGAATTAAATACTAAATCTGAAATAAAACAAGTAGAGGTTGATTTTGGTAACGAAGGATTATTTGAAAAAGAATTTACTATATATGACAGTAGAATATTATCAGATACATTAATATTAGCATCATTAGCATACTCTAAACCAACCGATAAAGATTTAGATGAATTAGAGATGGATGATTTAATAATTAAAGCAGGAGTATCATCTGAAGAAACATTTAACTTGTTTATAACGGCAGCAGATGGAAGTCCATTAGAAGGAAAATTTAAAATTAACTACTCAATAAATTAAATATTATGGCAATTATTAAAGACTTATTAGGATATATTTGGAAAATAGACCAAACTTCTCAAGCAGGTAGAGTTACACAATATAATACAGATGCTTCTTTAGTTAAAACTATTGATGGCGTTTCTAAAACATATTCAGCTTCTATAACAGGACTTGTTGTTGCGGCAGCGGCTACTGATTTTATTATGATAACAGGAAGTGCTACTAAAACAATCCGTGTAACTAAAATAGAAGTGATAGGTACAGCTAATGGAGATGCAGTTACAGATATTACAGTTGTAAAGCGGTCTACATTAAATGAAGAAGGAACATCAACAACTTTAACAAGTGTTCCTCACGATAGTTCAGATGAACCAGCTACATCAGTTATAAAAGCTTATACTGCTGACTCAAAAAAATTAGGTACATCTGTTGGTGATATAATTTCTCATAAATTATTTTTAAGTACATCAAAAACTCAACCATACGCATTAAAAATGTTATTTGGAGATAGAGCTTCTAAAGCTATTGTTTTAAGAGGAGCCGACCAATGTTTATGTTTAAATTACAATGGCAGAACTAATGCGGGTAACGCTATATCTATTTCAATAGAGTTTATAGAAGACTCCTTGTAGTAGGTTAATGAATGAAAGTATAGAATCGTTAAAATCAGCCATGAATTATATTAATAAATGGACTGAATAATAGTTAGCTATAGAATAATAAAAAACCCTCTTTTTTAGGGAGGGTTAATTACTGACTTACGATTCAGATGAGCTAGTGGGCTTTAATTTATTTAGGAATAGATTAAACGCATCTCATTTTTACGATTCACACGTCTGTGACCAATGTTTTAAACATCATTTAGGCTAAATATAATTCCTTTACAAAAGCTTTTACCGTCTTTTTTTAAATCATATTGAACGTGCTTTATAGTAGTTAAAAACTTCCATTTGAATATACTATGCTTATCCCAAAATACTTCTATTACCTTTCTTGACTTATTAGGACACTGCTTAGTATAAGGGACGAACTCATCTCCTTCTTTAGCCATGAATATCTGTCCGCCGTGAAGTAAATCAAACTCATCTTTTAAAGAACCACTAAAAATTATAGTATCATCACCAATAGCAGACACTATGACTAGATTACTGTATTTAGCTGAGTTAATAACACTTTTAGTAAAGCTATCATCTACGTCAAATCCATTTAATTGTTTTGCTAGTTCTTCAGCAGATATTTTGCTCATTTACTTCTTTTTAGATTGTTTAGTAACTGCGAAAATTGTCTTTTTTCTAGCTTTCAACTTCTCTTCATAAGCATCTTCTTGGTTAGCTTGAGCTTTATCTACACGTTTTAATGTGGCTGCTTGCGTTTGTATTTTAGCATTTCTACGTTTCTGTTCCGATGACTCTGGAGCTGCTTTTACTTGAGCCTCTTCATCTAATACAATGTAATAAATAGAACTCTCATGTGTCATTAAATAAGGCTTACCATTGATAATAGACTCTAGGTTAGCCATTGAATTGTAAATCACTAATAATCCTACTTTAAGATAATCAGAACACTCAGGGCCTAATGCTATGATTCTAGCAGTGAACTCTTGAGTACTAACTGCATCAGGAATGATTAATCCTGTTTCAGACTTTCTTTCTCCGCCTTTAACGCGCTGTAATAAAACTGATTTACCTAATGGAATAACGTTTACATTACTTTTAACTAAATCCAATGGTACTTTTATTGCTTGGATTCTTTTTGCTAATTGCTGATTAATACTTTCCATAAGTAGTTGGCTGTGTTGTTGTTAATTTAACTTTTGGGAATTTGTTTTCTGTCATCCATGCTTTTAAGCAATCGGCTCGTTTTGACATTTTTAATTTACTCATTTTTTCTGTTTTTGTTTGGTTATAAAATTAAACTATTTGTATTTATTATCAAAATATTAAGCGTAAAATCTATTTAGAAAATCCACTATTCGCTTTGCTTCTGAATCCCATATTTCATAAAGATAATCTCCTTTGTGTTTATCTCGGATTTCTATTACTTTGTTTTTCCAATTACGGACTTGCTGAATATCATCAGCTAGTATCCAATCTAACTGCTTAGTAGTAGAGAATGGATAAGGTTCTTTAACATAGATTAACTCAGAACTATCATTTGTTTTGTTTTCTAAGATTTCTTTGTTAATGTCTTTATCGGCTGAAGGATGTATTATGTTTATCATTATTGACATTCATTGCAACTGTTTTTTTCTATAACAGTTAGGTTCATTTGATTAGTTGCTCCATAGTTTGAAGTGGCTTGATATTCTGCATCCGTTGAGGTGCATTTATAGAATATAAAAGAGTTGTTGAAACCCATTTGATACCAACAATATACTTTTGAAGTTGTTGTTTGTGTTGTGCTGCTTGGAGCAGTAGTTTTCTTTTGACATCCTACAAATAGGACTAAAATTAATAAGTGTTTCATAATTATTTGTTTTTGATTTAAAGTTTATACGATACTTAATATAAAAGGTTACAAATTAATCAATCATTTTAATTGTTTAAACTAATCTTTGATAAATGTACCGTCTACAGTCTTTCCACTTCTATTAGATATTTCTACCCATGCAGCTTCCAAACAGTCTTCTATTCTTAATTGATTCTGCTCTGCGAGTATAATTAAAGTAACCATTACATCACCTATGCCATCAATTAATTTAGGGGTATTCTTCTTCAATAAAGCAGATGCTACTTCTCCTACTTCCTCGGTTACCTTTGCCATTTGTGCAAATGAATTTTCTTTTTTCAATAGGTCTTTATCCTTAGCCCATTGTACTACTTTTTCGATTGTTTGTTTCATGTTTATTTGGTTTTAGTTATTATTCAAATTCTTCACACCAACTATCAATACATTCTTGCTTATCTCCATGTTTAAAAAATGCAAATTCGCACTCTTGCTCATTTATCCTTATCACAACCCAATCTTTACCTTCTGATTCTATAACTGAATCACAAAGATCATATCTTCTTCCAAAGAATCCATTACAGTAAGAGTTTTTTATTATAAGACCAACGTTATTCATGATGTTTAGTTTTGATTTAAGTATTTGTACGAATATTAATTCAAAAGGTTACATTTTTAATTCATTTTTGAATTATATTCTTGTTTTAATCTATCTTCTAATTCAAATACTTTCTGCCACTCAGGTTTATTGATTATTTCACTTCGCGGATTGTTATCGAAAATACTATGACACCCAGTTCCTTGTATATTATAACACATTATTCTGATATTATCAAGATTAAGTCTAAATCTCTCATACCTGCCTTTTCTGAGTATATGAGCAAAGTTTGAATGAGTCACAAGGCTAAGTCTTTTTCCGCACACAAAGCAAGTAATAGGATTATCCTCAAATGAATCTAATATAACTTGGAATACATCTTTTTCTCCTGTAGCTTTAAATACTTGTTTTTTAGCTACTGATTTACCTTCCGATTTCTTTTTAGCTTGTTTAAGTTCGTAATTACATCTTTGACAATAGCCTTTTTTAACAGCTATAATACCTTCTTTATCGCATTTTACGCAAATTCCGTGATGTGGTTGAAACATATTATTTTAAAAGTTTAATGTGAACTCCTGGATTATTTTTATCGTATTGATATGGCTTAAAAGATGGAATCAGAAAATCCGCAGAATCATCTTCAATCCAATTATTTTCAGTGAATAAATCTTCGCAAGTTTGAGCCGCATTACAATAATCAAACCTATGCTTGCTTCCCCTTACAAATGTAAATTCAACTTTAAATGGTGGTTTTAATCCATAATGTTCAATAGCATTCCTAAATTCAATTCCAAAGATATTGTATTGCATTTTAGTCACATCTTTATACTTCTTATGATTTGCACTAGGTAAACTAATCTGCTTTCCATTTCTAACAAAGTTTATTCGGCTATTCTTTTTAGATGGAACGTTGTAAGTAATAAACCACTCAGTATTTATCTTATGTTCAAAATCAGGACTATCATTTACCTTTTGTCGGACAATAGAGATAGGTTCTTTTACTTCAATTCCACTAACAGATGCAGCTTTCTTTTTACTATAAGTTCCATCTTCGTTACGAGTAAGTCCCATAGCTTCTAATCTCTCTATTGTAAAACCTAGTTTCTTAGCCATTATCCAAATATTAATTTAAGTTTTTTAAGAGCCTCTGCTTCATCAAATTTAGGAGAAGTAACAAGTAATTGTATATTAATACCATATCTTACTGCTAACCATATAATCTGAGCTTCACTTAGTGTATTCTTTTGAGGCTTATCACTAAAGTATCTTGATAACTGCTCTGGAGCTATCTTGAATCGTCTTTCAGAAGCATCTAACACAACCGCCGAGTTCTTAAATCCAAATCCTACATTGGACGGATATAACTCTTTCAGCCTATCGTGGATATGCTTCTTTAAGACTTTACTATCCTTTACTAATGACATCTAAGTATTCATCTATGTTGTTAATAGCTATATCTAATTGTTTCTCTAGTAAATCATTTGTAGTTTTAGGAAAAGTAAGTCTTCCGATTTCTAATTTAGTTTTACGATCAACAAATGTTTGGAGGTTAAAAAATTCTCCATCGGCGTTTCTCCCTATTGGTTCTTTGAAAGTATCAATAGTAACAATGATGTTTCTTCCGTCTTTTGTTTTTGCTTCTTTAGCGATTGATGCTGTTGGTTTCATATATGTTTTGGTTTAATAGTTAATTATTTTTACTGATACGTTATAAGTATGTAGTTTTGAAAATAAATAATCTTTATCATTATTTAAAAACTCTTTTGCTTTTTCAAATGAATCAAAGCTGTAATAAGATGTTGGCTTCCATGTATTATTAGTGTTGCCCCATAATACTTTTTCTATTGTGCAAGTTTCTTTCATATCTATTCTTTTATTGTAATTTCTCTGTAATAGCGGTCTGTATAAGACTCAGGAGATAATACTATCACTCCTTCTTGAGCCACAAAGTTGAGAACATTGTCGATAAATTCAGATGTTTCTTTCTTATTCAACTCTGTTAAACTCTTAACCATGTGCTTATCGTATTTCTTTTTACCTACTACTACTCTTATTTGATAGCACAAAAACATTGGAGCCATTACTTCTTTATGTAGTTCCTCAACTGTTGTATAGTGACTAAAAGATTCATTCTGTAAACAAGTCTTTAGTATAGCTCCCCAATAATATCCGAATTGAGATACACTAGGACGCTTATGGCGCTCTTTAATAGTTAACTCAAACTCTTTTCCTGCTAAGGATTCTCTTTGCTCTTGCCATAAATCTACATTGTAAAAACTAATGTTTCCGTTTGGAAGGACGCGTCCGAAATGTTTTATGGTAATATTTGCCATTCTAATTTATCTATGGTTTTTACAAGCAGCCAACTCGTTTCGGTTAAAATATGTTTCGGGCTACTTGCTATCAAATCTACACTAGTAAACGAGTTAGCCCTCGCAAAGTGTTTCCGCCTTTAGAACGGATAGATTAAATTAGAACGCTTCATCATCGTCTTCATCTGCTGGATTGAAAACAATATCTTTTTCAGCTTCAATCTTAACTTCTGACTTAGGAGCAGACTTAGATTTAGAGTTTAATCCATTGTCTTGATTAGCATCCACAACTTCACCTGCCGCTACCGTAGAAGCATTCTTAGCTAAATAAGGAGTTAAGTATTCTTGTAGCTCTCTATCTAATTCTACAGCCGCATCATTAGCTTCTTCAGATACTTTTAAAATCTCATACACTGGCTCAAAATACTTAGTAGCTCCTTTCTTCATTGGATTAGCTTTTTTAACAGATACTCCAATCTCACTCATCTTTTTACCTTTGCAGAACTCAATGTATGGTCCTAATGCAGAACCTTTTAATTGTAAGTTAGCTAATACATAATTCTTGCCTTCTTTAATAGCTACATATACAGATTGAACGTAGTCAAGTCCACGAGATGACAACTTCTCTTTTACGTTTTCGTATAAGCCTGTCATAACTACTCCGTTCTTTGTACGAACTGTTAGCATATCAGTTTTAGTGTTACGAATTTCATTTGAATAGAATCCTAATCCTGCTTTCTCATCATAACCTTTAGTTGTAGATAATTGATCTAACGGCAGAAAGTAGAAAGGTAATTCAATGAATACATTTTCCTTCTTTTCTTTATCGTAGTACTTAAATTTTCCTTCCGAGCCACTCCATTCGATAAATTTTGAAGATGGGTTTACGGCGTTGTTTGTTGGATTACTTCTTGACATTTGTTTTTGTTTTTATGGTTTATACTATTTATACTTAATTTCTTGATGTAAAGTTACACACTTTGATTAAAATATGCAAGGAATTTAAAATAATAATGCTCTATCTGTGAAATTACTTAACTTATTCATATTCTTCCTGTGGTACTTTCTATCTACTATTTTAGCTCTGCTTACTGCATTACCGTGCGTGTGGATAGTTCCTAATTTATTAATAGTTATTTTGAACGTCTCAGATTTAGAAAACATGATATTCATAGCGCCAACGTGTCGCATAATAACAAGTCTTATCTGTTCCTCAGTGTACTTAGGATGCTTATCTTTTAGTTTATGTATTAGTTGAGCGTTTAGCATTACACGGTTACTTTTAAATCTTTGTAATACTTAATACCATTTACTATTTTACCATCTTCTAATGACTCAGAATTAGCTTTTAAATACTCTTTTACTTTACTCTCGTCTACCATTAAGAACTCTTTAGGAACTAGGTTAATATCTACTATTTCAAAGCACCATGGTCTGCGAATTTTAGATATAACTTCTACTTCAACTTTAGGAACGTCCGCTGATTCGATATTTTGTTTTATTTCTGCTTGGACTTCTTTAATAGCTTCTAATTCATCAGGGCTTTCAGCGGCAAACTCTTGTTTCTTTAGATTAAATAATCTGATATAACTACTTGCAATCTCTTCTAATTGAGTATAAAACTCTTGGTAAGATTCGGGTTTACCTAATAATTCATTAAGCTTTACAATACAATAATCACAATTATCATAATCCTTAATCATTTCTAATCTTGATTGGCACCAATGCTTAGTTTTTTCAATACTATCTTGAATATCTTGCTTACGCTTATTCTCAGTCTCAACTAATCTAATCCAAGCTATCTTTTCATTTTTAAGATGCTTTAATGCTTCTTCTGAAGATTCTGATACATAAGCCGCCGCCGCATCAACAGCCTTACCTCTCTCAAAGTGTGGTTTCTTTTCAGCTACTCTAACAG